GCCTGAACACAATGATTCAGGGCACGATGCCTGGTGTTGGCCCGCTCATCACGATTCCTGTCGGTGCGGCTGTCCTTGCTGAACCGCAGCTAGAAGAAACGTTCGGGTTCATGTTCCCGTTCGGGCACCCCGAAGGCGGCTTGCTAGACCGGACAATTAAGGCAAACTTGCCTACGTGGTCAAAGTCTGTGATTGACATTATTCAAGGCACTGACTCGCCCACTACGGAGCGCATTGTGCAGCGGATGTTCGTTGACATCATTACGGAGCGCCAGGCAGGCGGTATGCCGCTGGACTGGAACGATGAACAAGAAGTCCTAGACGCTATTGACGAAGCTAACGAGCGGGCACGGAACTACAACATTTTCCGTGTCGCTACCGGCCTGTTCTCTCCGACCTCTACGACTGTGCTATCGCCATACCACGGGCTGATGGAAGAAGCTCGTGACTTGCGGCAGAAGCACGGCAGCCGTGTCGGGCATCAGATGTTCCTTGACAAGTACGGCGAAGATTTCTTTGCGCTGACTGCCCGCATGACTCGTTTGAACGACGGTGTGGCTGCTTCGCTGGAGTCTGAAGAGCTTTACACGAAGCATCAGGACTTGGTGCAGGCGCATCCTGAAGTTGGCGCTTGGATTACTGCCAGCGTTGGCGATTCGTCAGAAACGTTTACGTTCTCGCAGGCGGCTTACAGGCGGCAGACGATCATGGAGCTTGCTCCTGGCTCGGAAGAGACCCGTCGTGAGCGCAAGACGCCGTTGGAAACGGTCGGTGATACTCAGGCCGAGTTGGGGTGGATGGCGTACAGCCGTTTGAACGACTTTGTTCGGGTTGAGCAGGACAAGGCCGAAGCTGCCGGGTTGTCTCGTTCTTTGAACTCTTCGCATCTGCTTCACATGCGTCAGTTCAAGAGTGACGAAGTAGAAAAGATCAGGGAGCAGTATCCGTCTTGGGCAGAGCAGTTCGATGACTTTGGTTCTTCGGACAGGCGTATGGCTGCGGTTATTGACGGGTTCGCAGCCGGGTTGGCTGACGAGGCGTTGTTGCAGCGGCCTTCTACGAAGCATGTGTTGGATTATTTCCGGCTGCGTAACTACATCCAAGGAGAACTGATGCGCCGAGATGACCAAGGTGGGTCTGATGACATTGGCGCAAAGTCCAATGAGGACTTGAGTTTGTTCTGGGATGAAGAGAAGAACGCGTTGGGAGATATCCCAGCGTTTTCAGGGCTTTTCGACCGGTTCTTTGAGAATGATAGTTTGCGTAAGGCGACGTTTGCCGATCTGGACGCGTTTGAAGGGATAATCTAGTGGTTTACGATCCGGCTAGTGCTTACAATCAGGGTGGCTACTCCAACTTGCAGTTTGCGGCACCCAAGTCGCCCATCATTGGCTATGGCGATCTTGCGCCTATTCCTGGCGGCATGGTCATGCGGCCTGGGTCTGAACCGGTCCAAGAAACGATTATGGCTCCAGAGTTAATTCGTGCGTCGGACCTTGATTTCAGCACGTTCGACCAAGAAGACCTGATGTACCTTGCTATCGACCTGATGGCTGTTGGCATGTACGACAACATTGACTACATGTTTGACGAGAACAATCAGGTTCGGCCTGCTGCGTTGTCCGACACAATCCAACGCACCATTAGCAAAGCTGCAGACCAAGCGGAGCTTGGGTTGGGCGCTGACTTTATTGACGTTTTGTTGCAGAACTCTGGCCGGTCTGAAGAAGAACTAAAGGTGTTGTTCGCTCAAAAGAAAGAAGAAGCGCGATCGGGTGGGCGCATCATTAATTACATTGACCCGGTTGCGTTGATTGATGCTGCGAAAAAAGGTGCGGCTTCAATTACTGGCCGGATGGCAACCCCCGAGGAGTCCCAGGCGTTTGTGAAGATGATTCATGGGTTGCAGGCGTCGGGGATGACTGGGATCAATGTAGGCGCCCGTGTTGAATCGTTTTTCCGGGAGCAGGCTCCTGAGGAGGCTAAGGCGATGGATTACGCTAATGCTGCTGGGTTGTTGATGCAGACGTTGGGGATTCGAGGATAATAATGGCAATTACAAACGAGTTTGATGATGCAGTAAAGGACGCTAGCGCCGATCTTACTACTCAAATCCAAGCCGCTGAAGCAGTCTTTAAAATCGGAGAAGATGCCGAGTTCTACTCAGATGCGTTGGCAGGTGGAAGCGTTGGCACTCGTGACCGCCAAACGGTAGGTGTTGTTGATAAAACGCTGGCTTTGTTAGGCAGTGACGTTGACATTGAATCGTTTATTGACACGCCTCGACAGGTCAACATTGGGCTTGACGGCGGCGCAACGATCATTAGCGGATCGTTTACGTTCCAAGAGTTTTGGGACGAAATCTTCAAAACCCGCAACTTCTTCCAAGACGAAACTCCTATCAGGGTAGAAGCCGCAATCGAGGAACTTACCAACTGGTACAGCACAATCGAGGAAGCCGAAAGCGCTGATTATGCGGATCGTGTTGCTGATGCTCGCAGCACGATTGCAGAGTTGGCGCCTATCAGGGACGATTTGCGTTCTAACGATGATGAGCGGCGAGCACGGGGTTTGCAGACGTACGACCCTGATGTGCTTGCTGATCTGGTGGCTGCACCTGAGGGGTTGCGTGTTATTGACTCAACTCCTGAAGATACGAGTTTGCGTCAGACGTTGCAGCGCGTAGACGCTGCTCGGCCTCCTGCGCCTGCTCCTCCGCCTCCTGAAACTTTGCCTGGGTATGACCCTGAGTTGGCTAGGGCTACAGGGAGGCTAGAAGGGCAGCGAGGGCAGCGGGAGTTTTTTGATCCTCAGAAACCGAGGGCTGCGCCTCCTTCTGCGCCTCCTTCTGCGCCTCCTTCTGCGCCTCCTTCGCAGGCTGGGCTGGGTGGGGCGTTTGTTTCATCCCAAAAGGGTTTGGCTGGCCTGGGCGATCTCAACCTAAGGGATATTGATCCTGAAAGTGCTTTGGGACAGCGTCTTCAAAGCGTTTCTCCTAACATTTTTGACAATGTCGGTGAGCCCTCCGGCCTTGCCACTCAGCCGACAGTAGAACAGATCCGTGCCGCTAACGAATCAGAGGTTCAACGGATTCTTGCGGAGCGGTTTGGTGGGTTTTCGTTCTTTCTTCAGAGGGATCGCAGTGACCTGCAAGTCGGCATCACCGTAAACGGCGAGATTGTCGCAGGGGACGATGAGAACGCTGACACTGTCCAGAACGTTCTCGACGTGATGGTTGAGCGGGGCATTGTTGACCCCCGACTTGTCCGTGGGCTTGTCGAGAAAACTGAGTGGTGGCAGACGACCGACGCTCGTATGCGGGAGTACGACACGCTTACCGCAGACATGTCCGAGCCTGAGAAGCTTGAGTATCTTGGCCCGGTTCTGGACACGTTGCGAGACGAAGCACAGTTCCTTGGGTTCCAGTTGGACGGGAATCGTGCCCTTGCCCTGGCTGAGAAAATTACTCGTTTCGGTGAGGAAACAGACAGCGAGTACATTCGTGGCTTGCTGACTGCCGAAGCGGCCTTTAACTCTGCTGAGGTCGCCGGGTCAAGTTTTGCTGCGCGCCGCGACAAGATCATGGCAATGTCGAGGCGATACTTTACGCCAATTAGCGAGGCTGACGCTGCTCAATACGCTGAAGATATCTATGTTGGCCGGAACACAACGGAAGGCGTTGAAGCCCTTTTCCGTGACATGGCTGCTTACACCATGCCGCAGTTGCAGAACGTGTTGGATGCCGGGTACACGCCTGAGCAGTATTTTGCTCCGTACAAGTATGAGATTGAGCGGATGTTGGACCGTCCGAACATTGACTTGTACGAGGAGTTTGGGGATGTGATTCAGCACATTCCTGATGCGGGTGGTCAGGCTCGTCCAATGACGTTGGGCGAGGTGCGTAGGTATGTGCGTGGGTTGCCTGAGTGGCAGCAGTCGACGCAGGGTAAAGATTCTGCGAGGGCGTTGGCGTTCGCTCTCGGTAAGACGTTTGGTGAGGTTGCCTGATGGCTATGACGCGTGAAGAACTGTTCAAGCAAGTCCTCAAAGATATGGGGGAGGACGTTGAGGGCAAGAGCAGCCAAGATATTTATGATCTTGCTGTTGATAAGGACCTGACTACTAGGAGTCGTGAACAGTTTGAGGGGTCGCGAGCTGTAACTCGTGAAGAGGCTGCGGTAGTGATGGGACGCGCTCTCGAAAAAGGAGAGAATATTCCTGAGTACGGCGCCGGTGTTGAGTACGCAATGGGCAGGGGACTGTACTCAGGATTTGGGCCTTCTCGCGACCCAGGTACTGGGCAAGAAGCGTTTCAGCGTCGCTACTACGAAGGCAATGTGGGGACAGAGTTTAGGGCGGCGCTTGCTCTTCAAAACGCTGGCAGGACTGGTACAGATGAACCGTCTGGCGACCGTATTCCGACTGTTCTTGACGATGAAGCCGTTAAGGAAGCGCAGCGCATTCAAGACGCTGAGAACGCTTTGGAGATCATCAAGGACAAGCTGCGTGATTACGGTCTAGAAGGCCTTGCCGACGTGGCATACGAGATGCTGATTGACGGTGTGAGTGCCGAAGCGGCGGTGCTGCGGCTGCGGGAAACCGAAGAGTTCCAAAACCGTTTCTCCGGCATGGCGATGCGTCGAGAGAACGGCATGTCAGCGATCAGCCCAGCCGAATACATCAACCTTGAGCGTGGCTACCGGCAGGTGATGATGGCCGCTGGTATCCCTGAGGGTTTTTACGATTCGCCTGACGACTTTGCCGAGTTTATCGGCAACGACGTGTCGCAGAACGAGATGACGCAGCGTGTGTCGATGGCAGCATCAGCGGTCCAGTCGGTTGATCCGAACCTGAAGACGCAGTTGCAAGACCTGTACGGGATCGGTGTGGAGAACGACGGCGAGCTGGTCGCTTACTTCTTGGACCCCGAGCGGGGCGTAAGCATGATTGAGCAGCGGTTGCAGTTGGAGTCGGCTGGGTTGTCGGCTGCAACTGTAAGTACGCTTGGCGGCGGGTTGGAGCGGCAGACTGCGGAGCAGCTTGCTGATCTCAATGTGCAGCGTCGTGAGGTCACTGAGCGGCTTCAGGGTCAGCGTGGATTGACGCAGCGGATGGTTGGTGAGGAAGACGCTGTGACGACTTCTGAGCTGGCTGCGGCAGAGTTCGGGTTGGATTCTGAGGCGACTGCTGACATTGCTCGTTTGCGTCAGCAGCGGCAGCAGCGTGGCCGTCGTCAGATGGGTGCGCTTGTGACCGGGGCTGGTGCGACCGGCCTTGGTCGTGCTACTTGACACACCCTGTAAAGCGCACCTAACATGGTGAGTGAATCGGCCCTCATGCGAGGCGAGCTGTTTCATCCCATTTCCCGTCTGCATTCCACCGTTGTAGACGCGTATCGAAGGTGAGTGACATATGACAGATGAAATGCCCACCGAGGCTGAAGACTCTGTTAGCCAAGAATCGAAGCCAAACTGGCGACGTGAGCTAGAGGACCGGGCTAAGGCCGGGGACGAAGCCGTTGTTGAGTTGGCGCAGTTGCGACGCGAGTTGTCGTTCCGAGACGCAGGTGTTGACCCCGCTTCTAAGCAGGGCCAGTACTTCATTCGGGGCTATGACGGCGAAATGACTGTTGACGCTATTCGTGCAGAAGCTGCCGAACTGGGTCTCACTGGCGGGCAGCCGGTGCAGGCGCAGCAACCCCAGATTGATTATGGGGCTGAGCAGCGGATCGCGATGGCGGCTGACGATGCTGGCCCTGTTACCAATCCTGAACTCGATACGCTGATTCGCCAGACAAAGAACCCTGACGAACTGCGAGAGCTGATGGAAGCTCACGGCCACACTTGGAACGCAGCAGTCTGATGTAGCTGAGGTGGGCCTGAGGGGAAAGGACCCCACTCATGGCCTACACCCAGGCTTCTTCGGTGTCTTCGGATACCACTGCATTTGAACAGCTTGCCTACTTCGCGCTGCGTAGCCAGCCGATGTTCGAGATGGTTGCCGACGTCAAGTCGACCAACCAGTCGCACCCTGGCTCTGCTGTTCAGTTCAATATTTACAACGATCTTGCTCAGGCCACTTCGGCTCTGACCGAGACTTCGGATGTGACCGCTGTTGCTCTTGGCGACTCGACCGTTACCGTGACCCTTGCCGAGTACGGCAACGCTGTTACGACCACGGCGAAGCTTCGTGGCACCTCGTTCCTCAACGTGGATGCTGATGCTGCGAACATCATCGGTTACAAC